GCTGTGCGGCTGCATAATGCCAGTAAAGACCAGGTTAAAAACGGCAAAATGTCCTTTAGGTAAATGGGGTAGCCTGGTAGATGCTGAAGCCCTAAAAGCCTTAAAGATATTTGTAGAAGAAATGGAAAGCAAGGGAGCTATAAAGAATAGCAATATACAGCCCTTTGTAGATGCTTATAATAAAGCCTTTGGCACCAATAAGAAGTATACAAGCTGTAGCACTTGTATAAAGCAAATGTACCAGGAAGCAAAAGAAGCCCTAAAGTGATAGACTTAAAAATAACTATAGGTATAATTATAGTAGTTACTATGCTGTTCGATATACTAAGCACAGGACGAGCGCAAATAAAGGATATTATTATACTAGTTCTAATAATTGCAAGCCTATGAAGATTTTACTACCAGCCTATTTAGACGGCTTTAGCCCAAGGAAAGATAGAAGTATAAGTATACGCTTTGTAACCCAGGAGCAAAGCCCACAGCAAGCGGCCCAAATATACCAGCTACTAGATAGTTACGGCTACCTATACTTTAGAGCCGAAGAGAAGCTAGACAAAGAAACTATAGCAGAACTAGACAAGCTAGAAAGCGATATATACGACAGCCCGAAAACCCAAAGCCAGCGTATAAGAAATAACCTATATGTAAACTGGGACCAGGATAAAGAAGGATATGCGAGATTTGCTGACTACTACAGGGCCAAAACTGAGCAAATAATAAGCTTTATAAAAAGTAAAAGAGATGCCACTACCTAAACCAAGTAAACAAGAAAGCCGCCAGGACTTTATAGATAGATGTATGAAAGATAAAGTAGTACAGAAGGAATACCCTAACCAAAAGCAACGGCTAGCAATTTGTAGCGTATTATACAAAGATTAGATAACTAATTTATACTAATTTATGGACGGTAGAAAGAACAACAAAGGGACCAAAGGCAATAACGGTGGAAGGCCCCCGAAAGCTGTAGAGGTGAAAGCCTACGAGCGGGGGCTGGAAGCTATTATACAAGAATATGGTAGCGAAGGTAAGTACTGGGCTATGATAGCTCAAAAAGCCCTAGACAGCTTTCCACATTTAAAGCTACTTACTGAATACACCTACGGCAAAGCCCCTGAGAAGATAGATATAACAAGCGGCAACCTACCTATAAAGCCGCCCAGCTGGTTTAATGAGTAAAGAGCCTACTACATACTATAACGCAAAAGAAAGCCAGGCCAGGGTACAAGTACACCAGGGGGGTACTAGAAGCGGTAAGACTTATAGTATTGTAAAGGTCCTTATAGAGTATTGCTACTTTAACGCAAATGCTAACCAGGTTATAACTATTTGCCGTAAGACCTACCCAAGCCTTCGAGGTAGTTCTATGCGGGACTTCATAAATATACTACTAGAAGAGGGTATATACACCGAAGCTAACCACAATAAGAGCGAAGGAACGTACAAGCTTTACGGCAACCTGGTAGAGTTTATAAGTATAGACCAGCCGCAAAAAGTAAGGGGGCGAAAAAGAGATATACTATTCATAAACGAAGCCAACGAAATAACCCTGGAAGACTGGCGGCAGCTTATACTCAGGACCAGGAATAAAGTAATAATAGACTACAACCCCAGCGAAGAATACCACTGGATATATGACCAAGTACTAACTAGGCCCGATGTAGATTTTTTCAAAACTACTTACTTAGATAACCCCTACCTAGATAAGAATACTATAGATGAAATAGAGCGCTTAAAGAAAGTAGACGCTAACTTCTGGCGGGTATATGGGCTAGGTGAAAGGGGAGCAAGCCAGGCTACTATATTTACTCACTGGAAAGAAATAGATAAAATACCCGAAGGCTGGAAGCTATTTAATATAGGGCTAGATTTTGGCTATACTAATGACCCTACAGCGATAGTAGCTATATATACGGACGGTGAAGGCTACCTTATGCACCAGCTAGCCTATAGTACTGGCCTTTTAAATAGTGATATAGCAAGAATACTACAAGGCTATAACGTGCCAGTAATAGCTGACAGCGCCGAGCCAAAGAGTATAGCCGAGATACATACTAAAGGAATAAATATACACCCTTGCCAAAAGGGGGCCGATAGTGTAAGAAGTGGTATACAGTTTCTAAAAAGCGTACCCCTATATATTACTAGTAGTAGTATGAATGGAATAAAGGAGCTTAGAAACTACAAGTACCAAGAAGATAAAAATGGAAAGGTAACTAATCAACCAGTGGATGCCTTTAATCACTTTATAGATGCTGCAAGATACGCTATAACTTGGAAGCAATTAAGGCCGAACTACGCTAAATACGCTGTAGGATAGGCAAGAAAAATACCTAATTTGTTATATAACTATGAAGCTAGAACTACCAGCAAGCACCAAAGAAATAACTATAAGGCAAGCCCAAAAGCAAGGCGAAAGGGAGCTAGACCTATACGAGCTTGTAAGTATATACGCTGATATAAGCTATAAGGATATAAGAAAGCTACCTAAAGCTTTAGTAGAAGAAGGGGCCGCTTATATAAATAGGCTTATAGCTACTTTAAATAATGAGCTAAGAAGGGTAATAACTATAGACGGCAAAGAATACGGCCTAATACCTGACTGGTCAGAATTCACCACTGGTGAGTATATAGATGCTGAAGAATACCTAAAAAAGCCTATAGACAACGCCCACAAAATAATGGCTATAATGTATAGGCCTATAACTAGAAGGGTAGGTAACAAGTACGAAATAGAAGAGTACCAAGGCACTAAAAAAGCCGATATATTTAAGGCTTGCCCTTTGGAGTATTATAACGGCTTGCTAGCTTTTTTTTTGACTACAAAACAAACCTATCTTACCAGTTTAGCGCAATCTTTGAGCGAAGGGGCGAAGAGCCTAACCAGGACACAATTAGCGGTCGCTGGGGCTGGTACCACACCCTTAGCACTTTGGCCCAAGGTGATGTATTTAAAATTGAAGAGCTTACTAATACCTACATAACTACTATATTACACCACTTAGCCTACTTAAACGATGTAGCACTAAAAGAGAAGAATACCGTATGATAACCTACAACAACATAATAACAGCGCTTAACAATTTCGCTACTAACCACTTTTTTATAAAGACCTTTAGCCACGGTAATGTAGAAGAAATGGACCTAAGTAAAGAGGGACAGTACCCGCTTATGCACGTTAATTATACAGGGGCTAACTACGATGTAGGGATAAAAACTTACAACTTTGAGGTTTATATAATGGACCTACCAAGTGATAAGATAGACAAGATAAGCTACCAGCGAGAAGTTATAAGTGATAGTGAACAGTGCGCAGAAGACCTACTAGCCGATATAGTGAACGGTGGAAATATATTCAATTTCCAATACCAGTACGAGCTTACCAGCGCTAGCCTTACACCACTTGAGGAGGAAACAAAGAACGTGCTAGCTGGGGTAGTACTAGACCTGGGTATAACTATACCCTACCAGTATGACAGCTGTAACGCACCACTAGAAGGGGTAACCCCTATAAGTGGCGGGCCTTGCCCCCCTGGTATAGTTAGAAATAGTAGCCTAAGCTATGAAGTAGAAATAAGTAGCGGGGCTACCTTTACTTTACCTGATATAACAGTAACACAAGTAAACGGCACTACAAGCACTAGCCCAGCTCAGGAAGGGGTAACTTGTGAATGGACCCAGCTAAGTGTAATAAATAGCGAAGAAACTATACTAGAAGAAGTACCTACCTACCCAGCTGGTAACAGAATAGTAGTAGATGATATAGAAGTAGAAGACGTAGACCAAACTACAAGATATGTACCAGTAGGCCCAGTTATTTGTGAATGGAAAGATATAACAGTAGTAGACCAGGATAGTAACGTACTAGCGACAGCTACTAGCTACCCTAGTGATGGTGAGATAGAAGTAACTATACCAATAGTAGCAACTAGCCCAGCTATTATAAGCCACAGGCGGCCAAGCTATACTAGTATAAGTAGTGGGGACTACGCAGACCTTTATAACAGCGGCTACTTCGATATTTACAACCCTAGCACCCCTGTAAATATGGTACAGCTAGGAGCTGATAACTATACCCTAGCTAGTAATAATGTATTCGGTAATACTTCAAGGTATACAAGTACAGACGGTACCCCCAGTATAACAGGAACTGCCCGTTTTAGTACTTATGGTACTGGGGTAAGTAATGTAGTTATAGACCACTACTATTTTATAATGTGGTATAACACCCCTATGGGGGGTAGTAGTACTACCTGGAATAACAGCCAGGCCGAAGTAGACAGCCTTAATAGTTCTAGCTTTGCTGGCCGTACTAATTGGATAGTACCTACACGAGATATGCTAAGCCTGAGCGCTTGCCCTAATAATAACGAAGCTATACACACTAGCCCAAACCTTATAGAAGATACTGGTACTAGAAGGTATATAACTTGTGAGCGCTTGCCTTATATTAACCAAGGCTACCAAGTATTTTATAGTAATGGGGGCGAAAGTACCCAAACTTTAACTACTACGGCTGGGGGGCAAAATAGAGTAGTAGCGGCTTGCCTTTTAACTTTAGCAGAACTTGAAGCCCTGGTATAATGAGCGTAGAACTAAGAAATACTATAAAGGTACTTAACCAGTTCGGGGCTTATGCTGTAGAAAGCGCACAGCTAGAGCTAGGTACTACCCGAAATATAAGGGGCCGAAAGGTAAGAAGAGTAGCTACAGGGGGCCTAAAGAACAGCTTATACCACAGGGTAAAGGTAAGGACCAATACTAAAGGAGATGATAACTTTACAGTACTTTTTGGAAGTGCTAAAGACTACGCAAAGTATATACACGAAGGGGTGAACGGTACAAAGGTAAAGCTAGGAGCGCCCTACAGCTTTAAAAGTAAATTTGTTAATATAGGAGCTGTAAGGAAGTGGATAGATAACAAGCCTATAAGACTAAGAAAGCCAGGGGGCGGGTTTATAGCGAAGAATGAAAAAAACCTAAATAGGGCGGTATACGCTATATCTAAAAGTATAGCAGAAAAAGGTATAGTAGGCCTACCCTTTATGGACCTTGGAATACAAAGGGCTTTAAGAAAATATGATAAACTTATAGCAGATGCTGTAATAGAAGATACTATAAATAACGTAGAATGGCTATAACACTAACAGACCAGCCCAACCCTTTAACAGTCAAGGGGCAAAAGCTTATATATACAGCTACTAGCAATAATAGCGGGGCAACTAATTTTAAGTACATAGTAGAAGTATTTAACGGCCTAGGTACTAGTATAGCTAAGCTATATATACCACAAAACCCACAGGGTATACTTATATTCGACCTAGCCGAAATAATTAGAGAAGAAGTAAAGGTAGATACTGAAGACTATGATAACCAGGGCCTAGTACATACCCTACCAAATGCTAACCTTAAATTTATGAGCAAGGCGGCAAAGGGTATAGACTACTACACTATACAAATAGGCGAAGTATACGGGGACCCTTTAGTAGAATATACAGCGCTAAGCACTACGAAAAAATATATAACTAGCGGGGCCTTACAAGCTAGAGAAGGCTTTAAAAACCCCCTTAGTAATTATATAGCTACTAGTAGTACTGTTAAAGGCTTTCTAACTGAAAGGCAAGCCAGCGTAAATAATACTATAGATAAGGACCTTATAGAAGTTAGAACTAGTGAGCTAGACTACGGCAGCCTGGCGGTATGGAATGATAGTACAGTACTTTCTAGCACAGCTACACAGCTTAGGTACAGAATATATGATAGTTCGGGCGCTTTGTTCGGTAGTCAAACTTTTAGCTTTAGTACACTATATGCTAGCGACACACCAGGAGCTACTACGATAAGCGCAAAGCTTACCTACTTCGGGTCCTTTCCTGGCAATATAAACGAAGCTAATCACCCTATAACAGCGAAGCCAAGTACTTTAGCTGGCTGGAAGTATTATACCTGGGAGCTATTAGATAGCGGTAGTAACCCTGTAAGCCAGCCTATTATATTCTTAAATACCCCTAACCCCTGTAAGAATAACCCAGTAACTTTAGCCTGGGCTAATAGCTTAGGAGCTTGGGACTACTTTAGGCTAGATGCTAGAACGGGTAGAACGATAACTACCACAGCAAAGAACTACCAAAAGACACTAGGGGACTACAGTAATAGTACCTACGATTTTAATACCTGGGACAGGCAAAGAGTACCCTACCAAGTAGACGCTAAATTAAGGTATAGCCTAAATAGTGAAAGCATAACGAAAGAAGATACAGAACTTCTAAAGAATGTAATAAAAAGTAAAAACGTAATGCTGTATATAGATGAAGCCTGGCTACCAGTAACTGTAATTACTTCTAGCTTTAAGTATGAAACTGAAACTATAAGTAGAAGGCTTACAGCAAGTTTTGAAGTAGAACTAAGCCAGGTAGAACAATGCTAGAACTAAAAGTATATAAAGGTAGCCAAGAATACTACCTAGAGCTTTACGAGAATGACCCAGTAAATATAACTTATCAATTTACGGACCTGACCGAAATACAAAGCGCTAGCGGTAGCTTTAGCCAAAGCTTTAGAATACCAGCTACAGAAAAAAATATAGAACTTTTTGGGGCCTTCTTTAACACCAATATAGTAGAAGGGTATAACCCCAAGGTAAAGCAAAAGGCCGAACTGAGCTATAATACTATACCTATCTTAAAAGGCTTTATACAGCTTAAAAGCGCTTACATTCAAAACGAAGTATACGCTGACTTAGAAATAGTTTTCTTTGGAGAAGCTGTAAATATGGCTAGGACTTTAGGAGATAAGAAACTAAAAGACCTAGACCTAAGCTCTTATAACCACACAGTAAGCTATAGTAATGCTGTAGCAAGCTGGGCGGGTAGCTTGTTCAGTGGTAATATACGCTACGGCCTTATAGATAAGTTCGGATATAGTAACGCTGGGGGCGGTACACCTATAAACCAAAATAACCCAGTATACGCTGCAAGCTTTACCCCTTGCCTAAGAGTAGCTAGGGTACTAGATGCTATAGCAGAAGATAACGGCCTAACTTTTGAAAGTACGTTTTTAGCTACTTTGGATAACTACTATATACCCTTCTATAATGGAAAAGAATATATTATACCTGAAGCCACAGTAGAAAATACTACCTTTTTAGCTGGGCTAGATACAGATAACATACTAACAGGGGTAAGTAATTACAGTACACCTATAGCCCTTTCTAACTGGGACGATAGCACCAGCCCCTTCTTTGATAACAGTACACTATTTAACCCAGCTACTGGGTACTTTACCCCAGGCTATGACGGCACCTACAGCTTTAGCTTACTAGCAAATGTAACAGCTAGCGCTGGTAACACTACCTATACTAACCTTGCCTTGGGTATAAGAAATAACACTACAGGAGTGCTAGTATATGGTGGCGCTAATAATTTTATAGTACCTGGTACTACTACCTTAGTAGCTGAAGTAACCGACCCTATACAACTAGTAAACGGTGATAACTACGAACTAGTAGTACTTTGGGACAACGATATAGCAAGTAACCAAGTAACACTAGAAGCTAACTATAGTATTCAGAATGGTACAGCCTGGGGGGTAGCAGCTCAAAGCCAGCCGCTATACGGCCAAAACTGTATAATGGCTAATAATGCCCCCGACCTTAAACAGATAGACTTTTTAACTAGCCTACAAAAGCTATTTAACTTAGTCTTTATACCTGACACTTTAGACCCTACCAAAATTAAAATAGAGCCTTTTGTAAACTATATGGGCGCTGGAAGTATAAAGGACTGGACCGACTTACTAGACTATTCAAAAGATGTAGTAATAAAGCCTACTACAGATATACAAAGCCGTAACTATGAATTTAGCTACGATAAAGACAAGGACTTTATAAACAAGCTATACCAGGATAACGGTAAAAGGGTATACGGTAGGTATTTAATAGAAGACGGTAACAATGATTTTGCCACAGGAGAAAATAAGGTAGTACCTAAAATGGGGGCCTTTCCTTTAAATACTATACCAGGTACCCAGCTACTACTTCACCAAAGCGTAGATAACAATGGCAAAATAATAAAGGAGCCGCTATGTAAAATAGTTTACTGGGGCGGGTTAATAAATGCAGACGGCCTAGTACTTTACAATGATAGTACCAGCGCCACAGTAGTAAGCACTTCTTACCCCTATATAGGCCACTATAGCACCCCTAACCCTAATGTAACGGATATAGACCTAAACTTCGGCAACGAGATAGCCACCCACCCTATAGAAGCTAGCCCTTATAATAACCTTTACAATAGTTACTGGAGGAATTATGTAGACCAGCTATATAGTGATGAAGCCCGAATAATGGAAGCCTACCTAGACCTTAAAAGCTCAGATATAGCTACACTTGAATATAATAGTAGCGTATGGCTTAAAGATAGTTACTGGCGAGTATTGAAGGTAGAATATAGCCCGAATAGTAGAAATGTAAGTAAGGTAACCTTTATAAAAATATTAGATACTGTTAGGGCTTGTGATGAGGTACCCTATCAAAGTAACCAGGGCGGGCTTATTACTTTTCAAAATGCAGACGGTACTACAACTATAACACCTTCTAGGGCTTGCTGTGAAAGATTCGGCTATACATATATAGGCAGCAACTGTTACCAGGTATTCAATGATGAAGAAGGCCCAATAGTAAGGCCAGGTAAAACTATAGGCTTTACCAGCTCAACTATTAAAGCTAATGTACTAGGTAACGGCTATAATGTAAATGCTAAAAGCGGGGCTAGTGGTGGCCTTTTTGGTGATAATATAACGCTTGAAAGATTTGCTAATAATGCCCTGGTAAGCGGTGAAGATATACAAATAGATAGCTTTAGAAATATAGTAGCTAGCGGTAGTAATACTTATGCCTGGGTAGAAGGTATACATAGGGGCGCTGGCTGGTATTATGAAGACTTTAAAAGCGGTAATAAAGGAGCTTACCAAAGTGGTAGTATACCTTTTATTTATAAGGGCGCTTTTAGTAAAGGGTCTAGCGTAGAACTATTTATAGAAGGTAAGCTAAATAACAGGCTAAGCCTACCCAATGAAGTAGGGCTAGCTTGCCGCTTTGAAGTATCTATAGGAACTATTAACCCTACTACTGGTAGAATGGATAAGGCACAAATGTATGTATTTATCGATAACTTTAGAAAGAGTAATAATATAGCCTATAGCGCTTATGCCTTACATAGTAACGCAAATGTGCACGAAGCTGGGGACTTTAGCAGTAATGCTGTACACTTGGATATAGACACTACCACAGATACAACACAGCATCGTATAGAGCTACATAACCAAAATGAAACCTTAGCAAAAGGGATAACTGTAAAAATATTATGCAGACTAGACTATACAATGACAAGGCTTTAATAGAAGCTATAGATATACTTATAAAGAATAAAGTTAAAAACCCTATACCCTGGTGTTATAAAGCTATAGACTTGACCCTGACGGCTAGCTTTCTTATAGGTTATATGGCTATAATTGTTATAGTACTAAAGGCTATACTATGAATAAGAAGAAAGTTATAATAGAGTTCGATGCTAATACAGGCGAGGTAGTAGGGTCTATAAATAAAGTAAACGAAAGCCTAAAAGAAACTAAAGAAGCCACAGAAGAAGCTGGCGCTAGTTTTGGCGAGCTTGAAGGCTTAGCCGACAAGTTTAGCGGGGGGCTTATAGGCGGCTTTAAGGGGGCTATAAGTTCGGCCAGGAATTTAGCTAAAGGTATGACAAGCTTAAAGGCGGCTGTAGCTAGTACTGGTATAGGGCTTTTAGTAGTGGCTTTGGGTACCTTATATACTTGGATGCAGACCAGCGAAAAAGGCGCTAAGACCTTAGCAAAGGCTGAGATGTTTACCCAAGCCTTTTGGAAAGTTCTAACTGACCAGCTAGACGAATTTATAAGTAATGACCTTACAGCCTTTTTTGAAGACCCTATAGGCGGTATAGTAGCCTTTGGTAACACTATTAAGACCTATGTACTAGACCAGGTAAATAATATAGTAGAAGGCCTAGGCTTACTAGGTGAAGCTATAGGCTTACTATTTGAAGGCGAGTTTACACAAGCCGCTGAAAAAGCCAAAGAAGGAGCGCTTATGTATGCAGAAGGGGTAGCGGCTTTCTTTCCACCTACGGCTATTATGGTAGCTGAACTAAATGCCTTAAACCCCTTAATAGAAAAAGCTGGCGAAGAAATGGCCAAGGCTATGGAGAAAGCCGAAAGCTTAGCCGAAATACAGTTTCTTTTGGCCGAAGCTACTAAGGCCTATACTGTAGAAAGCGCTGAGCTACAAAAGACAATAGACCTTGAACAAAAGAAAATAGACGATACTACCCGAAGCTATGAGGATAGGACAGAAGCACTTGACAAACAGTCAGAAGCCCTAAAGAAAAAAGCACAACTAGACTTAAACCAAGCGCAAATACAAGAAGATGCACTAAGGCAACAGCTTGATATAACAGCAAAGTATGAAGAGCGACAAGCAATAGAGCAAGAGCTAGCCCAGGCTATAGCAGATAGAATTGACAAAGAAACACAAGTAAGCCTAATAGAACTAGATAACGCACAAAAGCGAACTGAAATAGACCTAGAAGAGCTAGAAAGAAAGAGGAGTATAAACCAGCAAATAGAAGACCTACGAGTACAAAATATACAAAGCGAAAGGGACCAAATAATAGAACAGGCCGAACTAGATAGGGAAAGGGCGCTACAGGAACTAGAACTACTAAGAGCTAGCGAAGAAGAGAAGGCCGCTATAATGGCTGAGTATAGAGAAGCTGAGCGTATAGCTTTGGCTACTTTTGATGCTGAGCAAGAAATAAAAAATAAAGAACTAAGAGAAAAAGAACTAGAGCAAGAAAAAGCCCTACAAGATGCTAAGATAGGTATAGCTAAAAGTACAGTAGCTGGTATAGCTAGCCTTGGGGAATTTCTTACTGAAACAGGCGCTATAAACGCTGAAAAAGGGTTTAAGGTAAGTAAAGCTTTAGGTATAGCCCAGGCTACTATAAGCACTATAGAAGGGGTAGTAAATGCTTTAACAGCAAAGAGTACTATACCTGAGCCTTTCGGCCAGGCGCTTAAAATAGCAAATGCTACAAGTATAGGGCTAGCTGGGGCTGTAAATATAGCTAAGATAAAGGCTACTAAATTTGAAGGCGGCAGCCCTAGCCCTACAACCCCTAGCGCTGGCGGTGGCGCTAGTTCCTTTGGTGGCGGGTCCACAGGTCCTACTGTAGACTTTAGCTTTTTAGAGCAAGGCCCACAACAAAATACAGTGCAAGCCTATGTACTAGAACAGAATGTAAGTAATAGCCAAGAAGCTAACCAACTAATAAAAGACCAAGCTAAACTATAAAAGAATGAAACTAGTAGAATATATTATAGACGATGAAGAGCAAAACGAAGTATACGCTATAAGCCTGGTAGACCAGCCAGCTATAGAAATGGACTTTATACACTTCAATAAAGAAGAGCAAGTAAAGTACCAAGCTATAGATAATGAACAGCGTATACTACTAGGCCCTATCTTAGTACCTGACAAGCCTATATATAGAAAGCAAGGCGAGGAAGAATGGTACGCTTATATGAGCAAAGAAACGGTAAAGAAGGTAGCCTATAGATACCTTACCCAAGGGTACAGCGGTAACACCACTATACAACACGAAGAGCCAGTAAAAGGGGTATATCTAGTAGAAAGCTGGCTAAAAGTAGGTAAAGATAAAAGCGAAGAGTACGGCCTAGAGCTACCTACTGGTACCTGGGTAGGAGCCTTTAAAGTAGATAACGACACTATATGGCAAGACTTCATAAAGACAGGCGAAATAAAAGGCTTTAGTATAGAAGGGTATTTTAGCCGCAAAGCTGAAGAGCTAGCCAAGGCTACTATAAAGAAAGATAAGCGCTATAAAAAGGGTACTAAGGTAGAAATGGAAAGCTATACAGACTACCCAAAAGAAGTACAAGAAAACGCTAAAAAAGGTATAGAGCTTAACCTACAAATAGGTAATAAATGCGCTACACAAGTAGGTAAAGTAAGAGCTAGACAGCTAGCCAAGGGCGAGCCTATAAGCTTAGAAACTATTAAGCGAATGTATAGTTATTTAAGTAGGGCCGAAGAAGACTATAACCCCGAAGATATAGAAGCTTGTGGTACTATAAGCTATTTACTTTGGGGCGGTAAGGCTGGCTTAACCTGGAGCCGTAATAAACTTATAGAGCTAGAAGTAATAGAGCTAATAGAAGCAAATAGCCAGGAACTTGTAAAAGAGCTAAAAAGCTTGTTATAATAGTAAATACTTTTACAATGGAATTGAAAGAAAGAATAAATACTCTTTTTCAAAAGTATTCAGTTAATCTAAATGCTAGCGAGCAAAATACAGAAGATAAAACAGCAGAAGAAGCTGTAAACTTTATGGTAGAAGGCAAGCTAAAAGACGGTACTATGATTTATTCAGATGCTGAAGAATGGGTACCAGGGGTTAATATCTATATACTTAACGAAGAAGAAGAAAAGATAGCCGTACCTACGGGAGAATACGAGCTAGAAGACGGTACTATAGTAGCTGTTACTGAAGGAGTAGTAGACGCTATTAAACCAGTAGAAGAAGTAGTAGAAGAAGAGCCAGCCGAAGAAGTAGAAGCTAGCCAAGACTACACTAAAGAAGATGTACTTAACCTTATTGAAAAAGCGGTAGATGCTTTGCGCACTGAGTTTAGTACACAGCTTGAAGCGAAAGATAAGGAGATTGAAACGCTAAAAGCAGAATTTAACCACCAGGGACTACCTAAAGCTGTAGCACCTAAGCAAAAATTAGATAGACAAGATTTTATAAAACTTTCAACAAAGGAGCGTATTAACGCACTTTACAATAAATATAACTAGAAAATGGCAAATTCATTAAATATAGCTAGTAGCTCATACAATGGAGAACTAGCACTACCTTATGTAGCCCCAGCGATTTTAGCAGCTGACAGTATAGCTCGCGGCTATATCACTGTTAAAGAAAATGTAAAATATAAAGCGGTACTTAAAAAGCTTAGCGGGTCTAGTATTGCAGCGGCTAGCTGTGATTTTCTCGCTACAGAAGATGCGCTTACCTTAGCTGAAGCTATCCTACAGCCTACAGAGCTTATGAGTAATGTACAGCTATGTAAGAAAGATTTTAGACAAGACTGGGAAGCGATGCAAACAGGCCAGGGCTTTATTAACGATGAAGTACCAGCTAATTTTGAAGCTTTCCTTTTGCAATACCTAGCCGCTAGAGTAGCTGAAGCTATCGAGCGTAATATGTGGCAAGGGAACTATGACGGAGAAATAGCGGGCGCTGCACCTTATACCGATTTTGACGGTATTATGAAAAAGGTAGTAGACGGTACCCCAGGTTATGAAGACCTAGTAACGGGGGCCTTTACTGGTGATGCAGCTGCGGGTACTGGTATTATTACCCACTTGAATAGCTTAGTAGGTGGCTTGCCTGATGTTTTAGCTAATAGCGATAACACAAAGGTAATGATGAGCAAAAAAAGCTTATTCTTATTGCACCAAGCTTTCGCTAGTATTGGTACGGCTGGCGGGTATGCCCCAGCGGTAGGTACTGAGCGCCCAGCTACTTACTTGGGCTTTGATATTATTACACCAGCTGGTTTCCCTAACGATACTTTGCTAGCCGCTGAAGTATCAAATCTTTACTTTGGTACAGACCTTCTAGGAGATTTTAACCAAGCAGTTGTTGTTGATATGACCCAAACAGATGCAAGCGATAACGTACGAGTAGCTATGCGCTTTACAGGAGGTACACAAGTAGCCTTTTTAGGTGATGTAGCCACAGTGAGAAGAGAAGCTTAATAATAACCAAGATAGGGGGCCTAAAAACCCCCTTTCTATAATTTAAAAAATATGGCTTGCGATATAAACAGCGGAAGGGCTTACCCTTGTAAAGACGCTATAGGCGGTATAAAAGAGGTACTTTGGTTAAAGCATAGTAGTGTAGACTACGGGGCTATTACAGCTGGGGCGGTAAGTGATGTAGACACAGCGCCTACTTCTGGCGGTAGTATTACTTTTTATCGCTGGGAGCTTTCTAAAAATAGCGGTAGCTTTCAACAAAATGTACAAAGCTCAGTAGAAAACGGTACCGTATACTACGAACAAGTTTTGACTATCCAGACACCAAAGCTAAGCGCTGCGGATAATGCAGAACTAGCCGAGGTATTAAAGAATAGACTATCTATAGTAGTTAGAGATAACAACGATAACTACCACGTTATGGGCTACGCTACTGGCGCTGAAGTTACAGGGGGTAACTTTGGAACAGGAACAGCTAAAGGGGACCTTAACGGCTATAACTTGGTATTCACAGCAGAAGAAAAAGTACCA